GGAACCGCCGTCAGAGCCCCGAGGTCGTCGTTGATGATGTCCGTCCGGGTGATGGACGACATCCGGCCGTAGGTCTTCGCCTGGAGCGTGCGGGCAGCGTCGCCGGCGTCAGCCGACTTCAGCTTCCCGTCGCCGCCGACTTCGTCGAACACGAACCCGCCGTCGAGGCGAACCCCGGTGGCAGCCTTGAGATCGTTCAACGGCCGAACGAGGCTGATCTGCTCCCACACCGACTCGACAGCCTCGAAGCCCGAGAGGAGGTACTTGCCGTAGGTCGCGGCGAGGATGTTGCTGATGTTGTGCGTGGCGAAAGCCGCCCGCAGCACCACCGCCACATTCGATGCGTTGACCTTCTGAGCCCCGTCGTAGCCGCCCTTGCGAGCCGCGCTGAGAAGCACGTCCTGAAGACCGATCGACCGCGACCGCTTGGCAGCGGCCTCGATCATCGGCGAATCGCCGTACTTGGCTTCGATCTGCTTGCCGAGCCCGCCGACCATCTGCATGGCGGCGATCGTGACCTGATCGTCGTCGAGGGACGGCTTGCTGGCGTGGATCGCCGGGCCGCGCTGCTCACGGAGGGTCTTCAACAGCTCCTCCTTCACCTCGGTCACGATCTGCTCGCGGATCGACAGCACGTCGATCTTCGGAGCGGCACTCGCCACGTCGCTGGGTCCGGTCGGCATTGCGCCGCCGTGCTCTTCGCTCTGCGCTGGCCCCGTCGGCATACCGTCGGCGGCCTTCGTCTCATCGGACATAGGAGACTCCCCCGCTTTCGCGGTAATGGTGACGGCCGTCGCTGCATCGGCCCCGAGCGTGACAAACGAGCATTCCCGCAGCGTGGAACGCGTTACGATTCGCACCGGACCTTCAAAGGTCCGGCCGTTGACGGTGACGGCGTCGCCAGACCCGACGAGCGTCTGCTCGTCAACGTCAGCGCCAACCGATGCTTGCCACTGGTAGCCGCGGTCGCCGAGCTGGACGACCTGCATGGCCGCTTCGCATTGAGCGAGGATCGACCCGTCGATGACGAGCTGATCGCCGACGGTGCCGGTGCCCTGGCCCAGCACCGACTCGAGCGAGTAGTCGTGCCCGAAGACGATCGGCACCACGCTCGGCACGGTCATGCCGGCGAGATCGATGACGACCGGCTCGCGGCTCCACGCCTGGCGGATGATGCCGCCGGTGTAGCCCACCATCGAGAACCGCGGAATCCGCGGCGTCGATAGACTTTCAGCCTCGCCGTAAGCGTCGGCGGTCAGGAATCGCACATCGGCACGAAGCGTCAGTCCGCTCATGCGTTGCCTCCTTGCGTCGGGTCGGGGACGACAAGCTGAGAAGGACGCTCGCCAAGCGTCAGGCCAAGTTCGGCCATGAGTTCACGTTCGGCAGCGATCTGCCGGAGTTCGACATCCCATTGCTTCCCCTGGCGGGCGTACTCGGCGGCGAGGCTCGTCGTGAGCGTGGCCAACTTCGTCTCGGTGGCGTTGGCTTCCTTGTTGGGATCGACGCCTTCGCGGCCGTCCCAAACCCAAGCCCAATTCCATTCCGAAGCCGGCGGCAGCCCGGCGGGGATCATGCCGGGGACGAGAAGGGCTTCGTCGAGCCACTCGCGGAAGATGCGGTCGAGCCACGCCCTCTCGAGTTCGTCACGCTCGACGCGGACGTTCTGCTCGTGCAGTTGGCCGTCCAGGCGGGCGGAAGAGTAGTTGTAGGACGAGGCGTCGAAGGCGGCCTTGTAATACGGCAAGTTCACGCCCCGAGCGATCTCGCTGAGGATCGTTCGCGTGAAGGCTTGGTGCGTGTTCGTCGGCTGTTCGGCCTTGAGCTGCGAGATATCCCAGCCCTCGGGCAAAGTAGTGAGCGTGCCCTTCTCGATCTCGATCGCCGCGAAGGCGTCTACCTCGTCCACCTGGGCGGCGGGCGAGTTCGAGTGGACGAACGCGGCAAGGTCGGCGGCGATCTCCGCGGCGCGGATGACCGCTTCCGTGTAACGCCGCATGTTGGCCGTCAGCCGCAGGCACGGCGTCAACTCCGAGAGCCCGCGGTGCTGGCCCGGCCGGGTCGGCCGGAACCAGTGCAGCATGTTCTCGGCGGCGATTGTGTCGTACTCGTTGATCCCGATCAGGTAGTTGGAGCCGGGATGCGACGTGAGAACGTGGTACGCGATCACGTTGCCGTGGCGGTCCAGTTCGACGCCGTCCACGAGCGAGCCGTCGGGCGAGATCGTCTGCTGGTAGTCGTACGCCGGCGAGGCGACTTGGTCGGCCTCGATCAGCCGCAAGTCGAGCTGCACGCCACGCAAGTCGAGCCGCGGGTTAGTGAAGAACATGCAGAACGCTTCGCCGTCGAGGACGCGTGCCTCGGTGGACGTGCGGAGCTTGTCGGCCAGGCGGATAGACCACGACCAATCAAAAAACGCCCGGCCGATAGCGCGGTCAGCTTCGGCGTTGCCGGTGTCAAGCTGGATTCGCGGGCCAGTGCCGATCAAGTCGTTGGACTTGGTGACGCAGATGCCGTGGACGTAGGCGTTGTTGGCCCGCTCGTACCGGGCACGATTGCGGATGATCCGCCGGACTTCCGGCGATAGGGCGGCGTTTGCCGAGAGCGCGTCAGCGTTGGCCCAGTGCCGCGAATCGTCGCTCGTCTGGGCAGCGTCGAACCGCGCTCGTGCGAGTGGACGGACGACCTGAATCGCCTTCTTCGGAGGCGACCAGCGGCCGGTGCGGATGAGGGAGACGATTCCCATTCAAGTTGTCCCCGGAGGAATCAACTTGTTGAAGCGGAGCCCCCGATGCGCGTTGCCGGCGGCTGTAGCGTTCCGGCCGGCGAGGTACTTGTCGGCCTCGATCATGTCGGGGATCGATTGCGCCGTGACTTCGCCCGCGTCGGTGCGGACGGACGCCGGCCCCTGGGCCACCGTGTCGATCTTGCTGGCAAGTTCGTCGCTCATGCCGTTCACAATGCGTGACCGGGGCGAGAACTCGGAGGGGGTGTGGCTACGCCTTGTGGCGCTTCGTGACGATCACCCGCTTGCCGTCAGGGCCGGCGGGGATGCTGACCTTCTTCCGCTTGCGGAATCCGCCCTCGCTGGCGGCCGGCTCGAGGCCGGTGATCGACGCCGCGACGGCGCACCCGACGAGACAGTCCCACCAGTGATTCTCGCGGGCAACCGACTTCCACTCGTCCACGCTCCGGCCGCGGGCCTCGACGCGGACCGGGAACTCGGCGACGAGGTGCTCGATCAGCATCTCGTGATTGCCGGCGTGCAGCATGATCGCTTCCGGATCGCCGAGCCCGAGCCGCAGACGGCCGGAGACGAACGTCTTCCAGAAGTTCGTGTCGTAGGCGGCCTCGATCTGCGTTCCCTCGGCGGTCTTGCCGACGAGCCAGTTCAGGCCGGCACGATCGCCGCGATTTTTCCGCGGCCCCATCGGCGTACCCGATGCCCCGACACCCTTGCCGCGGCTCGGCAGGATCTGTGCCGCGAACGGAGACGACCGGGCGAAGTTCCTCACGACTGCCGTCGATTGCCCCCAGTTCGCGTCCACCATGAGTTGCGAGATCCGCATCGGCACGCCGTCTTCCCGCTGCCAGTCGCGGGCCAGCAAGAGCCGCGCCGTCTCGTCCAGGCCGGCACGTAGCGCCGCCTCAAACCCTGCCCCAGGCGATGCGAGTGCCAACGTCTTGCGAGCCGACCCGGCCTCGAAGAACGACGCGCCTTGATCGGGGTGCGACCCGTAGGCGACGACGTGCCCGCCAAAGGACTCCGACCACGACGCCACGAGCCAGTAAAGCAATCGGTCCTGCACGTCAACGAACGCGGTGAGCTTCGTGTGACCGGCCGGCACGATCTCGCGGTCGATGTTCGTCGCTCGCAGCGCAAGCTGCCGCTTGTCGAGCTTGTCGGTGGTGATGTCGTCAGCGAGCGGCGAGTTCTGAAACTCGGCGTTGAACGCCGCCTCGCCGCGGTCGATCCGCAGATTCCAGGCGTGCTGGATCGCCGACAGTTCGTCCGGTGCTTTCCGCTCCGGCCACGCGACCCGGCTGCCGGCGTCCATCGCGGCTTGCCGCTGGCGGTAGAACTCGTCGGCCGCGCCGGTGCCGGTGCCGTCCCGCTGACCCTCGCGCCGCAGCTCCGCGTACTGGCTCCAATCGTCTTCGGCGTCAGGCCACTCGTAGACGAGCTTCGTCCGCTCGCCTTGCCAGGACGGGTGCTTCTGCCGGTCGAGGAGCCGGTCGGCGAGGTCGTCGGTGCGGATGACCGTGACGGTGCAGAGCCCGGCGATCCGCTTGCCGGGGCCGGCGAGGCCGAGGATGTCGCCAGCGATGATCCGCTCTCGAGATGTGACCTGTGACGGGCTGTTGGCCGACTCCGCGGTCTGCGGGTCGTCGATCAACACCAGCGACGGGCGAGCCTTCTTGCCGTCGCTGGCCCGCTTGATCGACATCCCGCGAATCTTGCCGGTGATGCCGGCGACCTTGATTGCACCAGATGACGCCGGCGAGCCGGGAATGGCCGGCAGTTGAATCTCTTCAGCCTTCCACTCGATGTTCGTCGGCTTGCCCTGGTAAAGCTGCCCGCGGGCTCGATTGTTGATCCGCTCGAGCTTGACGATCGGAAAGGCGACTTCGGGAAAGTCTTCCAAAATCAACTCGTTGCTCTCGCACTCGACCTTGATCGACCCAAGCATCCCCTTGGCGTGTTCCTCGTCGGCACCGACGATCGCCACAAACGAGCTGTGTCCGTAGAACAGCGCCCACATAGCGGCGGCTTCGACGAGGCTCGTCTTGCCGGAGCCGCGCGGCATGGCGAAGGCGAACAGCTCGCCGCGCAGCACCGCGCCCTCAATCTTACCGATGGCGGTGAGGTGATCCGGCGACCAGTCGAGAATGAACGTCGCCGGTAGGTACGTCTCGCAGAAGAGCCGAAAAGAAACCCGAGCCGCGGCCTTGCGGGCTGAATCAACGACTGCGGGGAGTTCGCCGATGTCCCGGCCGGCAGCAGAGACTCGGCTGGCCCGATCGCCCGTGCGGGCCTTGATGTCGTCGTACCGATTGGCGTCCTGTTTTTTCTTCGACCCCTTCGGCCGCCGCTTCTTCCCGTCGTCTCCGAAAAGCGTCATAGCCCTGCCGCCTCGGCGATGTTCTTGACGACCTTGCGTGCGCCCTCGAGGTCGTCGTTGTCGAGGAGCCGGCGGTACAGCTCCCGATAGGCGAGCAGCACCCAGCCGCGCAGAGCGTCGGCGTCGGGCGTGCCCTCGCGGGCAAGGTGGTCGCGGACGGCGGCGAGCGTTGCGCCGGCGTCAGCGTCCGGGTACTTCGCCCGCAGCGATTCGACGACTTCGGCCTCGCTGACTCCGGAGATCAGCCACTCGACGACCGCCGCGGCGGCCGGCTGCCGGCGGGCGATGTCGTCTGGCATGCAGGAAACTCCGGGCGGCTAAAGTTTGTGGCCGTTCTTGGCGGATCGCAGTGCCCCGATCGGGCCGAGTTACCGGGAAGGACCCGCGACAATCGCGGCCTCCGCTGTTACTGCCACAGCCAGCGCCGCCCACACGTGCGACTTCACACCATACAGCGGCCCTGGCTGTTTCTTTGTGCCCACTGGCCCGTACGTGTCCATGAGAGCCTGCCGAATGTTGGCGTCCTTCGCTCGAGGTGATCCGCACACGTGGAGCTTTACATCCTTGCGGAAGATCAACTCGGCATCGACGCCGTGAGCCTTGGCGACCTCGACCATGCGTCCGATCTCGACGCAGGTGTTGAAGACTGAAGCACCAACGGCCATCCCATACGAAGCGATCATCTCGATGGCGATTCGTTGCCGCTGGCGTGCGTAGTAAGCAACCCAATCTCTGACAAACCCATTGTCAGTCCATCCTGAATCGACGACGAGTCCTTTGTTCCATACGACGTACGCACTTCGCTCTGGCCCAGGGTCGATGGCAAGGATCATGCGTCCCCCTCCGGCCCCGGCGTTCGCTCAAACTGTCCTGGGTAGCCATCGACCGTACACCACTTCCGCCGCTCCTCGACCAACTCTTCAAGACGCGTGGCCGTTTCCAGCAGGCAGGCATTCGCACAGCCGTCCCCGCTCTGTATGTCGCGGGCAAGGATTCGCAGCGCGGAGATCAGCGTTGCGTCGGGTGTTCGTCGATCAGTCACGCCCCACCTCCTTCACCGCCACGCCCGCCGCGGCGAGGGCTGCAATAACTTCCTCCGCAGACATAACGCGGTTGGCGTAGTTTGTCTCGGTCCACGAACGCAAGACGACCTCCGGCGGCGACGACCGGGCGAGGAGGGCGTTGATCGCAACCGCCGTCAGTTCGCATCGATCCGCGGTATGGCGTCCACTCACCTTCGCAATGTCACGCAGCAGCCCGACAACGCCCGTCAGCGTCGTTCGCTCCTCCTCCGTCAGCCACCCGCGCGGCTGCGGCCTTCGTAGCGGTTTCACAGTCATCCCGACGTACCGCGCCCGCTCCGCACTGTCATCTACGTGGAACGTGACGTTAGCCACCGCCCCCTCCCCGCCGCCGCTCGCGGCCTCCAGTTCAGCCACGCGGGCCTCTGCCGCAGAAAGCCTTTCGTTCGTGCGGTCGGCGAGGAGCTTCCATGACTCCCGCTCGCGGATCGCGGCGTCACGCTCGGCGGTGAGGATCGCCACGACGCCTTCCCACGGCAGTTCGTCGCCACTGGCGTCAAACACCCCGGAGCCACGATGAACCCTCGGAGGGGCTGGCGGAGGCGGCGGCGGAGCAGACGGCTTGTCGTACTTCGGAAACCACCAGCCGCTACCGACTCGCTCGGCCTTCGTCTGCCGCGTCTCTGCTGGCCTGGATACCGGGGCAGGCGGAATCGGCTCCTCGTCGCTCACGACGCGGACGGAAATACCCTGGCACACAGCGCCTGGGAGAAATGTTGCGGCCCATTCTTTCGGGCGAAAGTTGCTCCTGTGGTGAAAGGAGAACTCCAGCGTGATCCGCTCCTCAAGCGTCACCCGCTCCGTCCTCATCCCGCTTTGCCCTTCGCCTGTTTTGCTCACCGGCACTGAGCGTTCAGCGGCCTCGGCAAAGGGGCGGGCAATCGCCTCCCCCAGCGTCGGCAGCGGCTCCGTCCGGTTGTCCTCGGCCGCTCGCACCGCGGCGTCGCGGGCGATGTCGTGGCACCAAGAGTGAGTCATCGGGCGGCCTCCTTCGCGTCGACCTGAAATCCAAGCTGACCGGAAGCGATCTTCAGCACCACCTGACAGTGAGCGCGGAGTGATCCACAGCAGTCGTCGCACTGGTAGAGCGACTCCTGCTGCGTGCGATCTCGCTTGTCGTCCACAGGCCACACCATCGTCTCTGCGTAGGACGACGAGTCGCCAACGGCGGAGCTTGGCCGATTGATCGTAGACACCAGATACTCGCGGCCTTCGTGCGTGACGTAGGTCGCTGCCACTCTTTCGGTCATGCTCACCCCTCCCGCGGCGTTGCCGCTTGAATAACTCGATCCCTTATTCAACCCTCGGCCCGTTGCCTCACAGCCCCGTAGCCTTCGTGCCGGGCTTGAATGGCCCGTTGCTGTAGCCCATGTCGAGCTGCACGAGCCTGACCGTCGCCGCCCGCAACTCCGCTTGCGACAGCAGCCGCCAGGACGATCCCGAGCCGACGAACACCCACGTGGTCGGATCGTTCGTCGGAACGCTATCGGGAAAGCCCCGCCAGTCGGCGTAGCCGGGGAACGTCTGCCCGTTGATCGTCACCGTCACCCAGCCGCGAAAGAGGCTGGTCTTCGGAATCACCGCCGGGACCGGGGACTTCCGCGGAGCCATCGCCCCCTCGCCAGACGCACCGACGAGAGCCAGAGCCGCCACCGCTACCAACGTCGAGAGAAAACGCATCGAGAAGAATCCTTTCGAGGAGTCGAACCGTGGCCGCCGTCGTGACGCACCACACGAACTAGGACGCGATGAGGGGATCGAACCCTCGTTTCCCGCAAGGCGGGGTCCTGCCACTGGATGAATCGCGTCTGATCGATCACCGCAGGCTGTAGCGCCGGCAGGCATACCAGCGGCCATCCCGCCCCTGTGCCGTGCCCTCCTCGAGCACCGCCCCGCCGTTGTTGCAGCAGGCTCCGAGGGCCGCGGCCGGCGATCCGCCCACCCCGACACCCTCGTACGTCGCGCCGTGGCTGGCGGCGTGAACCATCGAGCCCGAAGCCGCCATCGCCTCGGCGTGGGCCTGAGCTCCGCGGGTCACCGTCCGGGTCGAAGCCGTCGAGCAGCTCCCGCCGACGCAGGTGCTCGCCCTG